TGTAGCGCGTCACATGATTCGCGACATCCGGTCACATGATTTGATACGCCCGTAAGTGGCTGATAATGGCCCATTACGAGTCCCCCGCCGCCTCCTTAGCTCAGCTGTCTGGGGCGATAGATACGCCCCGTGATTCTGGACGGCTCGCTGGCGGCTAGATGGCGACGCCGGCTGACCAGGCGCTGGCGCGGTAGACGCTGAGCACCTGCTCGTCCTCGATGTAGGCGAGCCAGCCGGTGCGCGGTGCGTAGATGGTCCAGGCGGAGGCGCCGGCGTCCCAGACCGCGACGTGGCCGTCGTAGCCAGCCCAATCGCCTGTGGCGCCGGCGGCGATGATGTAGCTGTCGCCGTCTGCGGGCGTCAGGGTGCTGGGGTCGTTGACGTCACGGTCGAGCACCGACAGATGCGTGAGCACGCGGCCGATGCGGCGCAGATTGGCCGACATCTGCTCGCCCCAGCCGGACTCGCCGGCGCTCCAGCCGTGATAGAGGCCGCTGCGTGGATCCTGTGTGGATGGCATGGTGTCCTCCTGTCAGTCCTGCGGCTCGCTGCCGCCGTAGTAGTCTCCCCACGCCATGCCCCAGCCGATGCGCTGCACGGTGAGCTCATGGCGCTGATAGCTGCTGAGGCCGTCGCGCTCGGCGGCGAGGCGGATGGTGACACGCGCCTGTGGGCGTACCGGCTGCGAGGCTGCGCCGGTGGTGATCTCATCGCTCACGGGCACCGGCACGCCGTACTGGGAGAGCTCATCGGCCTCGGTGAGGGTGTAGCTCGTGCCGGTCAGCCCGCTCTGGTCGACGAGCACTTGGTCGTCCTCGCCGAGGATGGTGAGGTGGTAGGTCGTGCCGGGCTCCGGCCCGATGTCACCGGCGGACTGCGGCACGATATCCGCTGTCTGCTGGGTGCGGTCGCGGTGGGCCCAGGTCAGGGCGATGCCGCCGCCGGCCTGCGTGGTGGGGTAGTCCGCGCCGCCATAGCGCAGGCGCCCGGGCGGATAGGGCCGATGCGCGCGGGCGGTGATCTCGACCTGCATGGGGGTGGCCTGGGACGCGTCTAGGGTGCCCTGCGATGTGGTGGGCAGGATCTTGGCCGACACCGTCTCGCCCTCGACCCACTCGGTCTCGTCGACGGCGCCGTAGCCGTCGATGATCCAGAGGATCTCGCCGGCCGCATGCGGCTGCGGGACGGTATCGAGCACTGCGCGGCCGAGGGTGATGGTCTGCGCGATGGTGTCGATGGCGAGTACGGCCACGTACTCGTCGCCGATGACGCCGTAGCTGCCGACGGTGATCAGATCGGCGCGGAATGCGCCGCCGTAGGGCACGGTGATATCTGCGGCCGTACGCGGCAGCGCCTGGGTGATCTCCAGATAGGGCGGCCAGTCGCCGGTAGCGCGCACCTCGTGCTCGCCGCCTGCGGTGGTGAGCAGCTCGTAGCTGATCGCGTCAGACGACGGACGGCTGCCCCATGCGCGCACGTAGCCGACGTCATCGGGCAGGTAGTCCAGCTCGGCCGCGGTGAGCGCGCGCGCGATCTCCCACCACGGCAGCTCCTCGGCGCGCTGCATGGGTGCCGGCGCGGGCGGTCTGGAGGGGTCGATCCAGCCGATGGGCTGCTGCTCGACATAGCTCGCAGCAGGCAACCCGAAGACGTCCTCTACAGCATCGATGGTGTACTCGCCTGACGACAGCGAGCCGATGCCGATGCGGCCGATGCGGCAGACGAGACCGTCGATGCCGTAGTCGGGCCAGCGCAGGAGGAATGGATCGCCGGGCAGCAGGTCATAGCCGCGGCGGGCGCGCAGTCGCACGCGTGCCAGCGGTGTGGTGGCGGCGCGCAGATCACGCATCGCCACGCGCTGGGCGATGGCGTGGCTGCGGATGCCAGGGTAGCGTCGGGTGTCCGAGATCACAGCGCCCTGCGTGTCGATGTGCGCGATGGACTGCACCGTGACCGCGGTCTCCTCGAGCGTGTCCGGGTCGGTGTAGAGGACGGTGATCTCATTGGGTGCCTCGCCATACGCCGCGCGCTCGTAGGACTCGAGCACTGCGGTGCTCGGATCCAGTACCGGCAGATGCTCGATGTCGTAGTCGTCGCGGATGAGTTTGAGCTGCCATAGGCCGGAGACAGGATCCTGGCGCAGTGCGCCGCCGATATGATCCAGCACCTGCTGGATCAGTGCCTCGATCGAGCCCTGCTGCCGGTAGATCAGCGAGAGCCCGAAGCCCTCGGCGTGCAGCTGCTGCGCGGCCGCGGCGAATGAGGCCTCGTCGATCATGTGCTCCGGATAGCCCATGCCCCAGGTCGTGGAGGTGATGGCCTCGCGCAGGATGTGCGCCGGGTTGGCGTCGCCGGGCGAGGGCTCGGCGTAGGCGCTCTGCCAGTCGCGCGCCGGCAGGCGCGTGACGGTGACATGCCAGGGCTTGAGGTAGGGGTTCATCGCGGCGACCTGGCCGCCGCGCCAGACCAGCGAGAGCACGCCGCGGTAGGCCGGCTGCGGCGTGCCGAGCTGGGCGCTGAGGTAGTCATTGGGCGCCTGCGTCGGCTCGCCCATCATGATATCGAGATCTCCGACCAGACCGCCCTCACGCTTCTCGCCGCCCCAGAGCCCGGGGCGGTCGATGCGTATACGGGTGGACCCGGTGACCTCGCCGCTCCAGGCGACGCGGCCGCCGGCGCGGATCTCGCGCACGGCATCCACGGGCCCGTGGCAGATCGCCATGTGCAGGCCCATGTAGTACCAGTAGCCGACGGTGACGCGCTTGGAGGATCCGCCCATCAGCCCTAGCCCTCCTTGCGCGCGAGCTGCGCCGCGCGTATCGCCATCGCGTCACCCGTGGCCTCCACCGCCGAGACCGGCAGGCCCTCGTGACGCAGCTCATACCACGAGAGTCCGTGCCGCGCGCACCACTCGCGCGCGCCGCGCGAGCAGTAGCGCAGCGCACGGAGATGCCGCATCCGCACGCGCGGCTCCGTCATTTCTTGCCCCCCCTTTTCTTTATCGGCCTGCTGTCGAGGTCGCCGTACCAGACGACGTTCGGCGCGGTGATCCGCACCGTGCCGAATACGACCGGGATGGGGCTGCCCTCCTCGGCCGTCGGCGCGTCGATGTCATCGAGGCCCGCAGGCTGCGGGCGCGGCGGGCGCGGTGCGAGCGCCGCCGAGACGGCATAGGCGACGAAGAACAGTACGAGCTGGACCCATATGCTCATGCTGCCTCCTCAGTAGATCGGATTACCTCCGAAGGGGTTCTGGCGCGGGATCCACGGGAACCCGCCGTAATTATGCGCATTGCCGAATCGCTGATCACACGTGGCCAGCGTGTGATCGCAGCCCGGCAGCAGCTCCACCTGGGCGCCGGCGGCCAGCCCCTGGATGGCCAGCGAGAGCGTGACCGTCGCGCCCTCGTGCCCGACGATCATGCGTCGTATCGCGACGCCGGGCGACTCCTCCCAGGTGAGCATGCCGCCGGCGTAGTAGCCGTCAGGCTGTGAGGCGGCCTCGTCGATGGTGAGCACCGTGCCGCTCACCGCAGAGACGGTGCCGCTGCGCGCATATGCGCCGCGCAGTACGCCGCAGTCCGGGCCATAGAGCACGTGCGGACATTGGCGCTGGTAGAGCCGCCGCAGGCCCGGCCGACGGATGGATGTATAGACCGGCTCGCAGCGCAGGCTCACCTGCGGTCCGCTCCAGGCGGCCGAGAGCACGCGGCCCTGCCAGACCACCACCGCCTGTGCATCCGGATCCGTCAGATGCAGCTGGCGGATGGTGAGCGTGATGACATCGGTGGGCGGTGTGATGCGCAGCAGCTCGGCGACCTCGATGTCGCGCTGTGCGCGTACAGTGATCGCCGATCGCGGCGCGTCGGTGGAGAGCTCCACGGCATCGCGATCCATCACGCGCGCCTCATAGAGCGCATCCTCATACTCGATATCACGCTGGGCACTGGTATAGCGCCAGGTCACCAGGCCGCGCGCGAATGTGTAGAGCTCGACGGGCGAGCCGTCGGCGCTGCTCGCCTCGATAGCACTATACGTCATCGTGCACACTCCTCAGCCGCAGCCGCAGCCGCGCGATGCCGTCGGTGATGTGGGCGATCTCGATCTGGTCGCTGTCCAGGCGCATGGGCGCGAGGTATGAGATGCGCAGCACATGCTCGGGAGCGATCGTCACGCCGATGGCGCTGTCCAGGGCCAGCTGCTCGGTGTCATCATCGAGCGCCACGGCGCCGGTGATGCGGCGATAGATCACTGTGCCGTCGCGCAGCTGGATGCGGATATCGCGCCGCCCGGCCTCGGCCTGCACCAGGCGCGCATAGTCCGCGCGCCGCACCCGGATCACCTGCGCGGAGGCGTCCGCCTGATCGGCCAGCACCAGGTCATCGCACCAGCTCGGCACCCATGCCGGGCGCCAGCGCCCCGCGCAGGCGGCGAGCCAGCGCCGCACGGCGATGATCTCGGCGCGCCCGGCGATGAGCCACTCGGCCTCCTGCGCGCGGCGGGCCCGCGCACTGGTGTCCTCCACCACCCAGCCGCCCATGCCGTAGTCCAGCACGGCCAGCGTGCGCTGATACTCATCCGACAGCTCGCCGCGCCAGTCGGGCCGCAGCTCCAGCACCGGCAGGCCGCGATAGAGCGCCGGGGCATCGGCCTCGATGGGCTCGGGGTCGAGACCGTCCATGCGCACGGTGAGGCGCGCGAGATCGTCGGTGTGGCGCATCATGGCCTGCGCATCGCGCATGCGCGCGAGGCGCACGGGATAGAGGCGCGTGCCTGGCGGCCAGCTCATCTCGAGCGGGCGGCGCAGCGAGATCTGCGCATCATCCACCGTGTCTATCTCCACGAGCTCGTAGCGGTCGGCATCCAGGCGCAGCATGGCGAGCGTGTCAGTCCTCAGACGCGCGGACTGCGGATCGCAGGGGATGGAGAGGTCGCCGGCCTCGAGCTCAGTATCGAGCACCTGACCCTCGGGCCAGATGGGCCAGGCCCATACGCGCCCCTGCCAGGCCCATATGGCCGACTCCATGCGCCTGCGCGCATCACCCCAGGCCGCCACCTCACACTCCCAGGCGTGGCGGGGATGCTCGCGCAGCCGGCGGCGCTGCTCCGTGCCGTCATAGGCGGTGATGACATCGGTCCGCCAGACGAGGCGCTCCATGACCGGCCGGCGCCAGTCCGGCGACCAGCTCCAGGCGGTGATGCGCTCGCCGAGGATGCGCATCACCACGTCGATGACATCCCAGCGCCATGTATAGGCGGCCTCGATCACCGGCGGACCATCGAGGGTGATCTGCACCTCGTAAGTGCGCGACTCCAGCGGCGCCCACTGGGTCGGCGGCGGCGCCGGGGCGAGCAGCGATATGCCCTCCGTACCGAGGCCGTCGATGGCCATGAGCATGCGCGGCTCACGGTAGGCCGACCAGACCTCGATCGTGCGCGTCTGCGCCGTGGACAGGCGGCCGACATCTATCGTGAGGACGCTGTAATGGATGCGGTCGTAGTAGTCGTCGCGGTGAATGAAGATGACGTTGTCGGCGTCCTGTTCGATAGCGCCCGACTCGCGAAGATCCGAAAGCTGCGGCCGCTTATCGTTCTTGCCCCGCTTCTCGACTTCACGATTG